AAAAACCATTGGAATAATTTTAATACCTTGACTGTAGATCTAAATAATGTTACTATTAACTAAACAACCTTATAAGGAACAGGCATATGAAAGACACATTACTTGATATCGTAAAGCACACACACGCATTAGGCTTTTTAAATCTGGTTAAGATTGTATCAGATGATAAAGAATCAACAATCGAATCAATGGCAGATGATAGATCTGTTATTATGAAAGGCAAGTTTCACAAGCCAATTGGCATTGATGGAACATTTGGCATGCCACAACTAAACAAACTTGACATACTGTTGAAGGTGCCAGAATACAAAGATGGTGCAACAATTACAGTAAGCACAAGAGCCAAAGAAGGCAAAGACTATCCAACAGGATTGCATTTTGAAAATGCTGGTGGTGATTTTAAAAATGACTATCGGTTCATGAATGCAGAAATTATTGAAGAAAAACTAAAAACAGTTAAGTTCAGAGGCGTCAACTGGGACATTGAATTCGAACCAGGCATGGCGGCAGTAACAAGATTAACTTATCAGGTACAAGCAAACAGTGAAGAAACATCATTTATTGCAAAAACAGATGGCACTGATCTTAAATTTTATTTTGGTGACCATAGTACACACGCAGGTGAATTTATTTTCCAACCAGGTGTGTCAGGCACACTTGATAAAAATTGGGCTTGGCCAGTTGCACAGGTTTTACAAATATTAAAACTTGCTGAGTCTAGCACAGTAAAAATGCACATCTCCAATGAAGGCGCATTACAATTAACCGTTGATTCTGGTATAGGAGAATATCAGTTCATACTTCCTGCACAAAGCAAGTAGTGAATTCAAACTTAACAGAAACTCAATCTGACTATGCCCGTTTCTTGCCAGCGGTGAGTGGCTTCTATGCTACATTCATTGGCAAACAAAGATTTGAAGAGTATGTTGAGTATGGCCGTGTGCCAAAGCATTTCGCAAACGGTGTAGAAAGTTTAAACTTTTTAGATCCTAAAGCACAGTTTCAATACAAGTGGTGCTTGTATTCGGCAGGACATGCCACACTGGATTTGAACAAAGACGCACCAGGAGAAGACATGTTCCGCAATAGAGACAGAGCCACATCATGGTGTTTGGGAGACTCAGGTGGATTTCAGATAGGTAAAGGTGTATGGGAAGGCGATTGGAAAGATCCTAACTGTCCTAAAGCATCAAAGAAAAGAGAATTAGTTTTAAAATGGATGGACGCACTGATGGACTATGGCATGATACTGGATATACCAGCCTGGGTGTCACGATCAGAAGCAGGACAAAAAGCCACAGGCATACGTGAATACAAAGACGCACTTGCGGCCACAGACATCAACAATGAATACTTTATGAAGCACACCACAGGTGCATGTAACTTTCTTAATGTGTTGCAAGGTGAAAATCACACAGACGCAGACAACTGGTATGCACACATGAAGCACTATAGCGATCCTAAAAAGTTTCCAGAAACACATTTCAAAGGTTGGGCCATGGGTGGACAGAACATGTGTGATGTGCATTTGGTTTTGAAGAGATTGGTTGCATTGAGGCATGATGGCCTATTAGAAAAAGGCAAACATGATGTGATGCACTTCTTAGGCACATCAAAACTAGAATGGGCCACACTGCTTACAGACATACAGAGAGCAGTTAGGAAATATCACAATGAAAATTGGACAGCAACATTTGACTGTGCTTCTCCGTTCCTTGCTACTGCAAATGGACAGATATACTGTGAACTTGAAGTAGAAGATCGCAAAAAATGGGTGTATAGAATGGTGCCATCGATTGATGACAAAGCAATGTCAAGTGATACAACTTCGTTTGCACAGGCATTTGTGAGAGAAGGCAAACATCCAAGTTTCTTAGATTCGCCAATTACAGATGGATTACAAGCCAAAGATATTTGCATATATGCACCAGGTGATCTAAATAAAGTTGGCAAAGAAGGCAAAACATCATGGGACAGTTTTTCATATGCAATTATGATGGGGCACAATGTATGGATGCACATAAACGCAGTACAACAAGCAAATTTACAGTATGACAAAGGCATAATACCAGCCATGCTGATTGACGAAACGTTTGATCGTGTTATGTTTAAAGACATAGTTGAGGCAATATTTGCCACAAGTAGTAGAGCAGAAGCAGAAATGGTAATTGAAGAATATTCAAGATATTGGATGTCTATCATAGGCACAAGGGGTGCTGTAGGCAAAAAAACTGTGAATGCATCAACACAGTTTGGAAATTTATTTGAGGAGGTGTAATGAAATATCAATCAACTAAAACATTTGGCAATGATAGAGGATTGTCCTGTGCATTTAGGCAACCCAATGCAACACACAGTCATTGCTCATTAATACATGGATACAGTTTAGGATTCAAGTTTGTGTTTGAAGCAGACACCCTTGATGACAAAAACTGGGTGTATGATTTTGGCAACACAAAATGGATGAAAGCATTCCTAGAAGAAAATTTTGACCATACTATTGCAGTGGACAAGCAAGATCCAAACTTGGATGATTTCAAAGAACTTGAAAAGCTAGGCATTGCAAAAATTGTTGAGATGGATGGTGTGGGCTGTGAAAAGTTTGCAGAACATGTGTTTAGGCATGTGGCTAAGAAAGTGGCAATGGAATCAATGTATAGAGTCAGGCTGGTATCAGTTGAAGCATTTGAACATGGAGCCAACAGTGCAATTTGTATAGGAGACCCAGATGAATTCAGACAGGCTTAAAAGAAAGCATGACCACCTGCATGAACAGGTAGAACAACTGGAAAAAATCAGGGAAGTTGATCGTACACCAGAAACTAAACAAAGAATATTAGAACTTAAAAAACAAAAACTTGCCGTTAAAGATGAAATGGCAACATGGGAAAGGATGCAAAATGAAGCGGAAAACTGATTACACAATTAAAAGAGCAAAACGTTTAACAAAAAAACGCACACGCAGACACATAGCAAGAAAAAAGAAAAAACATCTTGATCTTATGAAAACACTGTTTGGACAAGACTATAATCCTTTTAGTTTTGCTCAGGCAACTATAAAACAGAAAGCAGATGAAAAGAGACTATAAAACAGGAGTAAGTTCAAAGCCAATATTTTTTACTGGCACAGAAGTAGAACACACACCTGCGTTTGGCCTTCACACTTTGTTTGTGGTAGACATACAAGAGCCTGAAGAGGTAATCGAATATGCACGTGGTTATGAGGTACAACATGTTTATATTGGTGCGAATCATAGTTTTGACGGTTCTGGACAACATCAATGGGGCAACATGATCAAAAAAGTGATTGCTGAACCTTTGTGGTGTACTTTAGAAATGACCAATGATGTTTACACAAATTGTTATGATTGGGTAAACAAATTTAGTGATGCTCCTTATTTTATTCCTAACATAAGAGTAGAATTACCCAACATAATGAAAATGAGTTACAACACCACTATCAAAATAGGTGATGTTGATTACAAGGCAACCAATCCTGGTGTTTGGTGCCATAAACTAAATGATCTTAAAAAGTATGACACATTCACTGATTGGAGTGAATATACAAAAGATCAAATAATAGATGAGGTAGAAGATGAGTGACTTACCAAGTGATGTAAATGAACACCCATACGTTGTCCCACCTGCAGTGGTAGATGAATCCATGATATGGGTTACGTTTAGACGTGAAGGTATTCACAAGTATCCAGCGGCACTAGAAGATGAGAAACTGCAAGATGTTGCATTTTTAGGACATCCACACAGACACATGTTTCATTTTAAAGTGTGGATACAAGTTAGACATAACGACAGAGAGATTGAATTTATTCAATTTAAACGTTGGTTAGAAAGTTTGTATCAAGGCACAATTGAACTTGATTACAAATCATGTGAAATGATTGCAGATGACCTGCACAATCAAATAGCAAACAAATATCCTGCTAGAAAAGTATGGATTGAAGTATCAGAGGACGGAGAGAATGGCTGTATTAAAAAGTATAAATGAATTTCCGGATAATGCAATGGATGTGTTGCAAGACGTGAATGAATATAAAAAGTTTTGTAGAGAAAACAAATTACCTTTTAGAGAACATCATCTTTACAAAGCATACACGCCTTGGAAAATATTTTACAACTTTCGTAAAACAGGCAAAGTAGATATGACACTTTGGAAGTATGAGAAAAAATGACAGTAGTAAATGAATGGGGTAAGTTGAACAAAGTTGTCCTTGGCAACATTGAACCAGGTGATTTTATACATGGTGTGCAATTCAGTGATCCTACATTTATTACACAGTTCACTAATGTGTGTAGAGCTACACTTGATGATATCGAACGCACACGAAAATTTTTGGAACTAGGCGGAGTAGAGGTTGTGCAACCTGAAGCAAGTTTACCACCATCTAATGAAATGTGTTTACCACCTATTAATCCAAGAGATAATATTTTGCAATACAAAGATCATACATTGATAGCACATCCAACCATAGTACATCATAGGCCAGCCTCTGAACTTATTGCAGATGCAATTACAAACAGTAATAAAAAAGTATTCGAGAACAAATCAACATACGTTGCAAATTGGGAAACATGGACACCTTTAGATGAAGATGGCCCATTATATGAAACAGCAAATGTTTTAAGAATGGGTTTGGATATTCTAATAACTGAAGATTATGAAAGATTTGGTAATGCACTAGGGTACATTGAATTTTCAAAGTGGTTAGAAGAAGTAGAACCAAAAGCAGACATATATGAAGTAAAAGGCACAACTGGACACTTAGACGGTAATCTCTTTATAGTAAAGCCTGGATTAGTTTTAGTTTATGATGAAACAATTGAACTGCCAGGAGATATGAGCAAGTGGGATAAGATTGTTGTGGATAAAAGTTTAGAGCCAAGAGCCCAAGTGCTAAAAGGAATAAACACAGTAGTCAAAACAAAATACAATCCTGTCTTTACTAAATTATGGTTTGATTGGTTAAACAGTAACATCAAGGAAACAGCATTTAGTTTGAATGCACTTAATTTGGGTAATGACACTGTAGCATTTCCATGTTACAATAAAGACATATTTGACAAGCTAGAAAAAGCATACGGGATAGAATGCATTAATTTAGATCTCAAAGCAATTGAATACTGGGATCAAGGTTTGCACTGTATCACAAGTGAATTAGATAGAGATGGAGAACTAGAACACATAATATGATATACATTGTTGATATAGAAGCAGTAGAAACAAGATACACAGCACAATGGAAAGAACATCTACCAAAAATGTTTGGTAGAGATTGCGTAAACATATCTGGCGGTGATGTGCCACAAATGACAACACCAGGTGCATTCTTAAACTTTGCTGGTACTAATGTGTACAAATCAAACCAATTGGCACAGATTGCAGAAATGTTTGCCAACGATACTGTTAAGGATGGAGATTATTTCCTTTATACTGACGCATGGAATCCTACTGTGATACAATTGAAATACATGGCTGAACTGTTAGGTAAGAAAATTAAGATAGGTGGACTATGGCATGCAGGGTCATATGATCCTCAAGACTTTTTGGGTAGACTTATTGGAGACGAACGTTGGGTGCGAAACGCAGAAAAGTCTATGTTTGATTGTTATGACAACAACTTCTTTGCCACAGACTTTCATATTGATTTGTATGTAGACACATTCCAACATTCAGGCATGTACGTTGGTTATACTACTCACAAAGGCAAAATTATTAGAACTGGATGGCCTATGGAGTACATGCCAGATACATTGGCATCATACAAAGGCATGCCAAAAAAAGACATAATTGTATTTCCACACAGAATCGCTCCTGAAAAGCAAGTAAACATATTTTATGATCTTAAAGAGCAACTGCCACAATATGAATTTGTAGTTGCACAGGAACGTCAATTAACAAAAAATGAATATCACAACTTACTTGGTGAAGCCAAGTTGGTGTTTAGTGCCAACTTGCAAGAGACACTAGGTATAAGTTGGTATGAAGGTGCATTGGTTGACACAATACCAATGGTGCCAAACAGATTAAGTTACAAAGAAATGGTATTGCCTGAATTTGCATATCCATCTGAATGGACTTTATCACAAACCAATTATGAAAGCAATAAGGCTTTGGTAGTAAACAAAATTAAAGACTATATTGAAAACTATGAAAAGTATTTGCCTGCGTTGCAAAAGCAGACTCGCAAATTATCAAAACAGTTCTTTAGTGCAGACGTTTTGTATGCTACAATTAAAAACAATGGCAATCCACTGCCTTAACATCGGAGAACAGTATGAAAATACGTGAGACTATATTAAAACGTTTACAGGAGAACAAAGCAAGATATTGGGCCAATGACAACATATCCAAGTATATTGAGCCTGAAGAAAAGAAGCAATTGATTGAAGAGGCAATTCCTGCCTTTGAAAATGTATTACAAAGTTTATTGATCGATACAAAAACAGATCCTAACAGTCAAGACACTGCAAGAAGGATGGCAAAAATGTATATCAACGAGATAATGTCTGGTCGTTATGATCCTATGCCCAATCCAAGTGCTTTCCCTAATTACATAGAAAATGGTTATGAAGGCATGCTTGTGGTAAGAAGTGAATTAAAAAGTGTTTGTTCACATCATCACCAACCAGTTGCTGGAGTGGCATACATTGGCATAATTGCTGGTCCTAAACTTTTAGGATTGAGCAAATACACAAGAATTGCTCAATGGTGTGCTATGCGTGGTACACTACAAGAAGAACTAAATGTAATGATTGCAAATGAAATACAAAGACAAACTGGTTCAAAAGATGTAGGTGTGTATGTTCAAGCAACACATGGTTGTTGTGAAAACAGAGGTATCAAAGCAAAAAGTTCTTTGACACAGACAACTGTGCTTCGAGGAGATTTTTTAAAAATTGAAGCAACTAAAAAAGAGTTTATGGACAACATAAAACTTCAACAAGAGTTTGCAAAAGATTAATATGGATCCTAAACCAAAACCCAAGCAAGGGCAAACACAAGAACAAAACGAACAAGAGTTTGCTGAACAACTTACTTTAAAAGGTTTTGAAATGGATAGTCCAGAAGAAGATTTTAGTGTTAGTGAAGCAGTAGAACTTACGTTCAAGCCAGGATTTGATGATGAAGGAACTTATACCACAAGTCAATACGATGGCAATATGGCAATAAGTCATTCTGGTGTGACCACATCACATACAGCTCCAGTTTACTTAGATGCAACTGATAATGTAGTTCATTCATTTACATGGGCAGAACATAAGCACGAAGAAATGCGTAAAAAATATCCTGCACTGGAAAAAGCATATGACCATTATAAAACATTACTTGCATTGGCACAAAATGGTCCTGAAGATTTAGATAATTAATACAAATGAAGATACAATCACATACAGAGTGGGATAGCCTTCGAACCATGATGGTTGCAGATATAGATGCAAAAAATCCAGATATTGTAAGTGATGTGTTTAAACTAAAAGGAAAGCATCTTAAAAATTTAGTAACAAGAACAAAACAAATGTTAGACACAGTAAGTGAACAACTAGACAAAATGAATATCGAAGTAATTAGACCTGACCCTACAAAGTATGATGGGCCAAATAGGTTTCCAATGTTAAACATTAGAGATAGATTTGGTGTTATAGGAGATACATTTTTACAATACAGTACAAACAACTTATACAAAGATATAAGTGGTTGTGTGCCACTTGACATTGACATTGTGTTTGAAAGATACGATGATCAACAAATATGGGATAAAGACAAAATAAAAAATGAAGTGCCATACATAGAAGGAGCAAATCTTATAAGGTGTGGTAGTAAAATTTTCACCACTTTAAAACACACAGGTAACCAATTGGGTATTGACTATTTGCAATCAGTGATAGGTGATCAGTATGAAATAATCCCAATCACAACTGTAATAAATCATTTAGATGCACATATAAATTTTGTAAACAGTGAATTAATGTTGTATGATGCAAGAATGGACATAAAAGAAATACAACCACACATACCTCATGTAAAGGCTGTGCCTATATTGTATGAAAGAATTGCGGACAAACCAGAATTGGTTTGGCCAGACATACAAGATGATGACATTGAAAATACCAATCTATTAATGTCTAACACAATTACAATTGATCCTGAAACTGTGCTTTGTCTAAATGCCAAATACGACGATATAGAATTTTTCCATAACCATAATATACAATGTATTACAATTGATTGGCCAGAACAATGGTTGGTAAATGCTGGATTGCATTGTTTTACAGTTGATATAGAAAGAGAAGGCACATTTGGTAATCCATTTGACAAAACCTAAATATAAGGTATAATGAACACAGTGAGCAAAGTCGATAAGAAGTATTATTACAGTGAAATATTCCACTCCATACAAGGAGAAGGGCACTACACTGGGGTGCCAACAGCATGGATAAGATTCTTCTTGTGTAATTTGCAGTGCAGTGGTTTTGGACAGATTGATCCAACTAATCCTGAAACATATGATTTGCCATTTGAAGACTTTGATGTATCAAGTGTTAAGAGAGTAGAAGATCTTCCAGTGTGGGAAAAAGGCTGTGATTCAAGCTATACATGGGCAAAGAAGTTCAAAGGCCTTATGGGGCAGGAGACGCCATCAACTCTAGCACATAAACTTGTTGATTGTATGAAAAATGAATCTAATCCGGATGGTTTGTTTATACATCCTGTGAGTAAACAACATCAACATTTATGTTTTACAGGAGGCGAACCTTTAATGGTTACAGGACAACAAGCAGTGGTCGGCATATACAACACACTTAAAGAACAGGACAACTTACCTGCATCAATGACATTTGAAACAAATGGCACACAGATACTGAGACAACCATTCATAGACTGGGTAAACACTATAGACACAGAAGTTTTCTTTTCTTGTAGTCCTAAACTGTTTACAGTATCAGGTGAAAAGACAGAAAAAGCAATCAAGCCTGAGATTGTTGCAGAATATCACAAACTTTCCAAAGCAGGACAGCTGAAATTTGTTGTAGGACCAAAACAACGTGAATGGGATGAAATGGAAGAAGCAATAGAAAAATTTAGATCAGTGGGTGTTAATTGGCCAGTATGGGTTATGCCCACAGGCGCAAGGGAAGAAGAACAAACTGCTACAGCAGGAGACGTGGCGGCAAAAGCATTCAAGAGGGGATACAATGTAGCGGCAAGGGTACATGTATATCTTTTTGGTAACAAGATAGGAACTTAACATGAATAAAATTATTAATTTATGGTTTCAGGCTGAAGAGTTAGCAATGAAAATTTATAAATCTGAATACTTTGATATTGTAATTAAAATTTTTAAAACTATTGTGTTGTTAATCATATGTGTAATGACTTTTGGATTTGTTTTAATTTTAAACATAACCAAAGCATTAGTGAACAATGTTCCAAAGCAAAGTCAAAAAAATACCAACACACCTGCTATTGGTACTCCTATGGGGGCAGTCACTGCCAACACAAAACACAAAGATGAGCAACCAGAACTTAGAAGTGTAGCATCTGAAAAATATAACAAATTTGGTATGCCAGAAGAAATGGGAAAAAAAGGCAAAAATATGTCTGAAAATGATTACTATAATCTTAGAAAGGTGTTATAATAAAGCATGTTGGATAAAATGAAAAACATGTTCAAAGGCAAAGCAAAGAAGGACATGACACCAAAAGAGTTGGCAACTAAAAACAAAGAGCCATGGGTGTCAGTGTTAACCACACATGTGGACAAAGCAAATCCTAAGAATGGATTCTTTGAACTTGATTGGAATGAATATTTTGTTCAATCACTAAAATTAAATGGATATAGAGGCGCAACAGATGAAGAAGTTGTTGATAAATGGTTTCAAGACTTATGTAGAAATGTTGCAAGTGAAACTGGCACAGAAGATGTTGGTGGATCTGGTTACGTGAATAAAGTTTTGAGGGATGATGGCAAGACGGAGGTTTCGTGACATACATATTAGTTGATACAGCAAATACTTTTTTTAGAGCAAGGCACATAGTCAAAGACAACAATCCTGACACAAAGGTTGGATTAGCCATGCATATTATACTAAATTCAATTAAAAAAGCATGGACAGACTTTGATGGATCTCATGTAGTATTTTGCTTAGAAGGTCGCTCATGGCGTAAAGACTTTTACAAAAAATATAAAGCAAACAGGACAGAGGCTCGTGCGTCACTCACAGAACATGAACAAGAAGCAGACAAAATATTTTGGGAATCTTTTGATACGTTCTGCCAATTCATAAATGACAAAACAAATTGCACAGTTTTACAGGACAAACAACTTGAGGCAGATGATCTTATTGCTGGTTGGATACAACAACATCCTGATGACAAACATGTGATTATATCTAGTGACTCTGACTTTGCACAATTAGTCAGTGACAATGTAAAACAATACAATGGCATATCCAATACACTTACAACCATTGATGGATACTTCACAGACAAAGGTGAACCTGTGCTAGAAAAGAAAACAGGGCAACCTAAGAAGGCACCCAACCCAGAATGGTTGCTGTTTGAAAAATGCATGAGAGGTGATCCAACAGACAATGTGTTTTCAGCATATCCTAAGATCAGAAAGACCAAACTGCTTGAAGCATTTGAAGATCGCAAAGCACAAGGATTTGTGTGGAACAATCTGATGTTGGCTAAATGGGTGGATCATGAAGGCATAGAACACAGAGTCAAAGAAGATTATGACCGTAACCGTGAATTAATTGACCTGACTCAACAGCCAGATCACATAAAAGAGATAATTACTAATACTATAAACAGTGCGACATCTACTCCGAAAAATTCAAGTCAAGTAGGAATATATTTGATGAAGTTTTGTCATCTATTTGATCTACAGAAGATTCAGGATTTAGCAGGGCAGTATGCGGCGCCACTCAACGGGAGATATGGAACGTGAGTAATATTAAAACAGTAAAGCCTAACGCAAGTTGGGTAATAACAGATCAAACAGACAAAGAGAAGGTTGGAGCCATTACGAAAGAGCAAGGCAACAACTATCTGCTTAGATATCAGGGCTTTAACAAAACACTATCTAAAGAACAGCTTGTTAAGAGCTTTGGCACACAACTTTTTACCGTGCCTGAAGTAAAACCTATATTGCCTGAAGCAAATACAGTGTATGAATACAGTATAGATGTAGACAAACCATTTAATAAGATGTTTTATGTAAAGAAAAAACTGCCTATTTTTACAAAAGAAAACAAATCTAAAAGTTTTTATTGTGCAGGACATTATTTGGTGCAAAAGAAAAGTTGGACAGAAATGTTTTGTCCTAAACTTATTACATTAGAAAAGTATAAGTTTCATGGCCCTTTCAAGAATCAACATCAAATGATGGCATTCAAAAAGAAGTTTTTATGAACACTGTACACATAGACAAATTTGTAGCAATGGTAAATGCTAATGAGCAAACAAGGCAACCAGAAGTGCGAATTACTATGTCAGATGCAAAAAATCTTCGTAATGAAATTACGGCACTTTTGACTTATCTTGTTAAAAAACAGGATGATCTAATTGAGACACAAAAAAAATTAGTAGATGCTCAAACAATCACAGTCGAAATGAATGCAGACAAATTTTGAAGTAGTTGCACCACAAGGAGCTGGTTGCCATTTTTTAAGATATTGGGGAAGTGTTGGATTACAACTTATTGACGACTCAGTAGAAGAAGTTGGATACAGCACTATAAAACATTTTGAAAATAATCCTTTTTTGCCAGATGGCTTTAAAGGCAAACAACACATTTACGTCAGCCCTGATACAAATGAATATATTTCAAGGGTAAAAAATATATCTATGAGACATCCTTTTGAATTTATATTTGTGCAAAAAAATCCACCGTTTGAAGGAAAAAGAATTTTTGTTCATTGCGTTGAAGAAGACACAAAAAAATTTTGCATTGACTTGTATTTTGCAAAGAAGAAAGAATGGGACGAAAACGAAATTGCTGATTGGACAGGAACTGAAATGGGATATTATGTGGCTATGAAGCCACACACATTAACCCAACATATTAAACACGATATGGCTTGTAATGATGCTGTCATAAAAAGATTTACAAATAAAGATCCTGATAACACTATTGTTTTAGATTACAAAAAATTTTTTATAGATGCCAACAAAACACACATAGATGAGATTGCACAATTTTTTGGATTCAAAAACACAAAACAAACTTACGAGCTAATTAAAACATACAATCAAAAAAACTGGGAGGTATATGAAAGCAACAGTCTACACTAAACCAATGTGCGGATATTGTATCAGTGCAAAGAACTTATTAAAATCTAAAGGCATTGAATATGAAGAAAGATATCTTGATAATCCGCAAGTGATCAGAGAATTTGTTGAACAACATCCAACAAAACGCACAATGCCACAAATATGGCTTGATGACGAATATGTTGGTGGCTTCAAAGAACTAAAAGCTAAATTATCATAAACTGCTCATATTACTATGATAAATATAGTAGCACATTATGAGCAGACCAAAACCAAAAGTATTGTTGTCCAAAACGGACAGAAACACATTCAAGACTGAAGAGGTCTTAGAATCAGTTGCCATTTGGGCAGTGTTCTTTGACGGAAAACCAATCAACCTCAAAACATCTACCATGGCATCTGTTCATCCTGGACCTAAATACAAAAAGGTATCTTTTTCTAATCCTGGTCATGCACTGAACCTTGCAAAAAAATTAAACCAAACTTTTGGTTCAGACAAGTTTCAAGTGTATCAACTCAGCACAGGAAAAAAGATAAATGGATAAAGCAAAATTACAAAATACTATTGAAGTTCTTAAAGAGACTATCAAATGGTTTGAAAAAAGAATTGAACCACATGACTGCGGCTGGATGTATGATACTATCGGAGGATTGAGATTTAGAATACAAGAAGCCAAACAGGAGATGAGAAAAATTGGTAAGTCAAAAAAGAAAACTGACAATAGCATTTCTAAAAAGTCATAAGACTGATTTCACAGAAAGAGATTACAATAAACTTTGGAAAATGGTATGGAGAAATATCAGAGAAGAAAATCCATCCATGCGTCTCACCAAAGGTGGATACCAGTTTTTAAAAAACTCCTTAGAACTTAAAGACTACATGGTCAAACTTAAAAGAGAATGCAAACTAAAGCCTGAAATATTGTTAGGACTAGACAAATTTATCACATGTCCATACTACATAACCAACAAAGAGATCTATGTGTTTGAGGAGAAATTGGCATCTGAATTGGTGCTTAGAGCCGGAGATCTTGATATTTTAATAGTGAGCAGACGCTAAATCATTGAAATCGAAGCATTTTTTATTACCATAATATGTTGACATATTGGGCTTTGATAGTATTATATGTAATATAACAACTAAACATAGGAGTCAGTGAGATGGCAGAAAAAATAAGTCAAACAAGAACAGTAAGTCCACAAGAGGCTAAAACTGCAATTACACATTGTCTAGCACTAAAAAGACCAGTTATGGTGTGGGGTGCACCAGGTATTGGTAAGTCAGACATTGTTAAACAAATAGGTAATGATGCGAAACGTGAAGTTATCGACATTAGATTGCCTTTATGGGAACCTACAGACATAAAAGGGATTCCTTTCTTTAATAGTAAATCAAACACAATGGAATGGGCTCCACCGGCAGAACTTCCATCAGATCCTAAGAGTAAAGCTATATTATTCTTAGATGAGTTGAATTCAGCGCCTCCTTCAGTGCAGGCGGCGGCATACCAATTGATTCTAAACAGAAGAGTTGGTACTTACAAATTACCAGAAGGCGTTTCGATTGTAGCCGCTGGTAACCGTGAAACAGATAAAGGTGTTACTTATAGAATGCCTGCTCCGTTGGCAAACAGATTTGTCCATTTAGAAATGAGAGTTGACTTTGATGATTGGTCAATGTGGGCAACTGAGAATCATATCGATCCACAGGTAGTTGGTTATGTGTCTTTTGCTAAACAGGATCTATATGACTTTGATCCTAAGAGCGGTAGCAGATCGTTTGCAACGCCAAGAAGTTGGGCCTTTGTGTCACAACTGTTAACAGATACCCTGCAAGACAATACTCTCACTGACCTTGTTGCAGGGGCAGTAGGTGAAGGTTTGGCAATGAAGTTTATGGCACATCGAAAGATTGCCGCTGATTTGCCAAATCCTACTGATATACTTTCAGGTAAAGTAAAGAAGATGGACACAAAAGAAGTAAGTGCCCAATATTCTTTGACAATATCTTTGTGCTATGAATTACAAGAAGCATATGAAAAGATGAAAGAAAAGAAACTTGCAGACTGGCATAGCATGGCAGATTGTTTCTTTAGATACATGATGGACAACTTCCAAACTGAATTGGTGGTAATGGGTGCCAAGGTTGCACTTACAAATTATCAACTTCCGTTCGATCCAAGTAAGTTGAAATCGTTCGATGAATTCCATGAAAAGTTCGGCAAGTATGTTCTTGCAAGTGTTGATCAATAAACAAATACGGGGGTTTTTACCCCCGGTTGACATTTACCAAAACGGATATAAAATAGTAATATGAACAAGGCAGTAGAAAACAAAAATATAGACAAACAAAAAGTTTTAGAAAAATTGACTGGGGCTAGAATTGCCCTGTTACTTAAACAACCTTTCTTTGGCAACATGGCAACTAGAATGCAACTGCAAGAAGCAGACTGGTGTCCAACTGCCGCAACTGATGGCAAACATTTTTATTACAATCCACAATTCATTGATGCACTAAGTCCTAAAGAAACTGAATTTTTAATTGGACATGAGGTGCTCCATATTGTATTTGACCACTTTCTTAGACAAGACATGAGAGAAAAACAACCGTGGAACGTATCGGCCGATTATGCAGTCAACATTGTTTTGGAAGATGAGAATGTAGGTGAAATGCCGCAAGGTGATCTAAAAGGTTTGATTGATAGAAAATACAGAGGATGGAATACAGAACGCATTTATGAAGATGTAATGAAAGATCCACAGAAACAAGATCAACAAACTTTAGATGTACATATTGATTTTGAAAATGGTAAAGCAAGAGTCAAAGATGGCAATGGCAAAGATCTTGATGTTGAACTTAAAATGGACAAAGATGACATTAAAAAAATTAAAGATGATGTTCGTGCTTCTGTATTACAATCAGCACAGGTGGCAGGACATGGAAAAACTCCTGCACAAATAAGAGGAGTAATACAAGAACTTACTGATCCTGTAATTGACTGGAGAGAATTATTAAGACAACAAATACAGTCTACAATCAAAAATGATTATTCATTTACAAGAATCAATAGAAAAACACAGCACTCTGGTATTGTGTTGCCAGGACTATTAGAGGATGAAACAATTGATATTGCTATTGCAATTGATACAAGTGGTTCAATTGAAGAAAAGAAACTAAAAGACTTTATGTCTGAAATACAAGGCATAATGGATGAATATGTTGATTACAAAATTAAGATATGGTGTTTTGATACAGACATACACAATCCACAAGACTTTGATTCTGAATCTGGAGAAGATATAACAGAATATGAACCAGCTGGCTTTGGCGGTACAGACTTTATGGCTAATTGGGAGTGGATGAAAGCAGAAGGATATGAGCCTAAGAAACTTATTGTATTCACAGATGGTGAAACATGGAATCAATGGGGAGATCCTAATTACTGTGACACTTGTTGGATCATACACAGTTACTATTCAGAAAACAAACCTAAACCACCATTTGGTGCATTTTCCTACTATGATCAAAGCATTTAGCAAAAACGGATTACCATTAAAGATCAAAGCAGAATATACAAGAGATGAATACTACGATTATGATCAAGGAGAACTACGTTGTATTCCAGTTGAAGGTTGGCTTATAAGAATCAATGGTGTAAAGTTTCCAAGACCGGATGTGTGGGACGATGGTAGATTGGATTGGACGTATAGATATACTCCTAAACATACAGCAGAAGGCAAAATGATTGCTGTAGAGAAAGCAATGAGGGAATATGAGAAAAACTAAATTTATACTTTCAATGTTGTTTGTATTTTTCTGTGTTGGTGTTGCTCAAGGTAACTGGGCCTTAGATGCAGGAGACAAAGAGTGCCTTGCAAAAAACATTTATTTTGAAGCAAAGAATCAACCATTGATCGGACAGTTGGCTGTGGCCATTGTAGTAATGAACAGAGTCGAAGACCACAGATTTCCTAATACAGTGTGTGAGGTTGTACAACAAGGCCCTACTTTAGCATGGACTGAAAATTTTCCTGTTAAAAACAAATGCCAATTTAGTTGGTATTGTGACGGTAAGTCTGACAAGCCTAAACACAAAGAAAAATGGCAAAATAGTTTGTCAGTTGCAAGTCTAGTATTAGCATATAAAGAAAATATTAGAGACATTGCTTTTTTGTTAGATGGCGCAACACATTATCATGCTGATTATGTTTATCCTGAATGGCGTAAATCTAAACAACTTATTGTTCAAATAGGCAACCACATATTTTATAAATGGATCTAAATACATTATGTTTAAAGTTTGGGTAATCGCACTTTTAATTTTAATATTAATGTCTCAATGCATGGGCTGTGTTGCAGTGCCTGGTGTGGTCAGTGCTGTGGCGATTCCCGCAGAAGGATACAGTACCTATAAGGCGATAACTACTACTAAAGCCGCAGTAGATCTAACACTTGCGGTAAATGATAAAAAAACAACAAATGACATTGTTTTGTCATCTGTCACAGGGAAAGATTGTAAATTGCAAGATAAGTTTACGAAAGGCGTGATGTGTACAACGGTAGAGGAATAGAGTGCCACGAACCACATGTACACAGAGACTTTATTGTAGAAAACAATAGGTTATCTGTAAAGCCTTGTAATATCTTTTATGAAGGCATTGATAAGTCAACTCCACAACAAATTATAGAACAACATTCAAAAGGCATTTGGCCAAGTGGTTGCATGGCTTGTAAACATAACGAAAAGAATGGTGTGAAAAGTAGACGCACACAGATGAATGAA